CACGTCCCGCTCGTTATGGCCGAGAAATAGCCCGTGTAGTTCACGACCGCCCCGGCCGGGCAATCGAATGCCGCGCCGTTGGTCGAGTCGTCCATGAGGCCGAGCGCGGCCGCGCCCCAGGCGATTGCTTTTCGGGCATAGGCGGGCGAACCTCCGGTGACTTCGGTGAGTTCGACGATTGTCGCGTCGGTGATGGTGGATGTGAAATCGAACTCCGCTCCACCCGATGTCTCGGAGAGTTTGAAATCGTTACCGCTGACGCTCACGGCATAGTAGGGGTAGTTCGTCCTCAACCCCGTCCCGCCCGTGAGCGATGTGATGACGACGAGGTCGCCGTTGACCAGGCCGTGCGTCGCCTTGGTCAAGACGTTCGTCGCGGCGACACCCGTGACGCCCGTCTGCGGCGTTCCCGCCGTGAGCAGTCCGGCGTAGGTGATCTCCGTCCCGAGATGGTCGAGCATCGAATTTTTAGCCGCTGTGGTAAATGGCATGTTAGCCTCCTACTTAGTTTCCGGGGCCGAATCGAGCATCTTGTCGAATTCTGCAAGCCCCAATTGAACCCACTCCCTCGCTTGGGCGATGGGAAGATGGGCCACCTGTCCGATAGCGAACGAGCCGTGTTTCGTGCTGGCGATCCTTTGGAGAATGCGCACCCGAAGTTTCTCTACCGGCACGGGTACGGGCGCGGGCACATAGGCGCGTTCGACGAGCGTCCCATCCCGCTTGCGTTGGAATTTCTCCGTAACGTTCGGTAGCATGTCTTTCATTCTCTTCGGCATCGTTCGCCTCCTAAAATATCGGGGAGGGCCGGTCGCCCGGCCCATCCCCTGCTTTGAACTATTTCCTCATTAACTGGGAGTCCCGAGTTCCGTGGTCTGCGTCTGCGGGATCTGGATCGGGTCAGACAGGACGACCACCCCGCAGATTGGCGTGCCGTTCGTGTGAGTCCCCGTCTGCGTCCACAGAATGCGAACGTAACGGAGTTTTCCGATATAGTGCCGGACAATGGTCGTGGGGTCTTCCGCAGCCGCGTCGATGAGGACGGTGGCTCCCCCTCCTTGGAGGTCAGCCGCCGCGATCAGCGTGAACGAGCCAGCCGTGGTGACGGCGCACTCCTGGAACGTAATGGTCCAGAGAAGCGTGCCCGTGGCCAGCGTATCTCCGCTGATGCCCTGATTGGCGATCATCGTAATACCAGAGAAACCTCGGGTGTCGACCGCCTCTCCCGTCCCCTCCGCCGTGTTATTGGCAAGAACGGGAACGACCGTCGGAACGACTTTGCAAGTTGAGAGCATGTTCATGATGCCCTCCCTTACGCGATGTTGCAGAGCATCTGGACTGCGGGCGGAATGACAACGGCTCCGCCGACCCGAGCGCGAACATAGAAACCGATCTCGCCTTCTGCGGCATAGAGTTCATTCAGCCGCTGGATGGTGATTCCGACGCGATCAATGATCGTATAGGCTTGCCGGAAATCGCCGTACATCAGATAGATGCCGCCCGTGCCGGGGATGGTATCGCCACCGGCAACCGCAACAACAGCAGGCATAGCGGACCAGGTATAGACCGGCGAACCGAGAATCAACGGGGGCTGACCCTGCTGGAGATTAGGCTGGAGCAAATAGACCGGCGTAGCGGCGCTCTTGAGGGTGACAATAACGCCGAGAAGGGACCTGTTCATCACCCATGAGGCATTCTGAACATAGGGTGATTCAAGCAGATACTGCACATCGATAAGGTCATCGAAGGCAATCGTGTTGTCCGTGTTGACGTCGGTGTGGTCGGCGACGATGGTAGCATCAATGCTGATGCCGTAGGGACCGGTGGTCGTGCCGTTGCCGGAATAGAACGCCGTCGATTCGAGGTTGCCGAAGGCGCGGCCTGCGGCATAGGCGATCTCCGCCTCGAGGTTGAACTGGCTGTCCTCGAGCATCTTCTGGGTGGCCTTGTAGAGAACCTTCATTTCCTGCGGGATGACGGTCGTCCGGGCATAGGTCAAGCCGGTGGTCTCGGTCTTGGTGGCGAGTTCCGCCTCCCACGTGGCGACGCCGAAGGCATCGTTCGTGTGCAGGTAGACCCGTTCCTGGTCCGTCTTGCGGATGTTGGCAACCTGACGGAAGGGGTGTTGAACATAGGCATAGTGCAGGAGTTCGGCGGCGTACTCGGGCGGGGCCAGGACACCGGCGTAGGTGGGCTGCCCGATCTGCAGGATCTTCTGTTCCTCGGGCGCGAGCGTCTGCTTCCGCAGATATTTGCCGAATGCCTTCGTGTAGAGCGTCGGCTCGATATCGAGCGACTTGATAGCCGGACTCTTGAGCTTGGCCAACTCCAAATCCTGCTCGTCGAACCGCTTCTGGAATCCAGTCTTGAGGTCGTTGAATACGCCCTCGGCGATGAAGCCTTTCAGCTTCCGATCATTGTCGGCCTGGAAGTCGGAGATGATCTTGTTGTTTGCGGCGTTGATCGTTTCGATCTTCGCCTGCATTTCTTGTTCGGTCATGTTTTCACTCCTTGACCTTGAGAATTAAACCGTCGAGCAAGTGGATAGAGAAATCCGGCTCACCCTTATCGTCAGGCGGCTTCACTTCGAGAGTGGATTGCTCCGGCTCCTTATTGAGAAGTGCCGAACATTCTTCGCATAGCTCCACGGGTTCGCCCGCGACGTTCACGACCTCGCCCTTCACGCCCTCCACGACCGCGCCGGGGCAAGCCTGAAACACGCAAGGCGAGATTTCCCAGAGTTTGATTTCTTTCAGGATGCGCGTCCCCTGGTCCCGGTCCACGTCTTCCTTCATCGTCTGGTAGCCAATACTGAGGCCCCGGATAGCCTTCTGCATCATCAGGGAGCGGATGTCCCGCGCTCGCTCCACATCGAGATTGAGTTGGCCCTCGACGGCGAGTCCGGTCTTGTCCTCTTTCCCGGTGATGATGCCGACGGGCGTGTCGGTGTTGTGACTCCACAGCATCGGGAAGGACTCGTTATCGCGGAGGGTTTTGCGGAACGCGCCCTTCGCCACGGAGTCGCCGTAGCTGTCGATGATGTCCCAAATCGAGGCATAGCCGGTGAAGGTCCCGGCCTCCTCGTCCATCTTCGTGAGGATGAAGGGGAATTCCTTAGTCTCTAGTTTCTTTGCCATGTCAGTTCTCCTATTCCACGACCGGGGCAATGGCGCAGAGGCAGTTGATGACATTCCCCGCCTGCGCCCCGTGGCTCCGGTCCAACGGATAATCCATGAGGTCCGGGCCGACCTTGAATGCGTCATCTACCCCGACCTCTTGGCCGTCCGCCTCGATATGAGCATCGCGTGACGCCTCGACGAACGAGCAGAGCCACATCTTCCGGTTGACGAATTCGTTTTCCTTGAACCCCTCGAGGTTGCCGTAGTTTTCCAGCATCCCCGTCTCCGTCCGCGCTATCCTCCGCGCCCGCACGGGAGCCATCTGGTCAACGAGCTTGTCCTTGAGCGCGTTGGCGATTTCCTGGACCGTCAGGTTCGTTCCCGTCGCTTCGCGCAGGACGGCCTGAATCTCGCTCAAGGTCTCGTCGGTAATGACCTTGGCCGTCTCCTCGATGAGCTTCTCGAGCTTCTTGCGGAGCGCGTCGGAGATGCCCGGCTCGTCGGCCTTGTCGTCTTCGGTGAAGTCGTAGAGCTTCCCCTCGGTCATGCGCCGGCCGGCGGCAAGCGCCGTGACGAAGAGCTTCGCGTAACGGGCCTTGAATCGGATGACGTAGGACTTCTCGGCCTCACCCCGATTGAGGAGAAGTTCCGCCGTGAGCGTGCCCTGGCCAGCCTTCGCCACGACCGCCTCCGCCTGCCGCTTGAGGTACGCCTCCATCTCCCGGACGAGTACCCGTTCCTTGGCCGTGATGCGCCGCTCGAAGTTCTGCCATAGGGCCTTCCGCTCCGTCTCCCCGCGCCAGAACCCGCCGAGTGACTTGTGGCTGAGGGGGCGGAAACGCTTGGCGGCATCGTCATCGACGAGTGACCCGGCCGGGGCCACGGCATCAGAGAGCGCGATGTCGCCCATCGAGACGAGGATCACGTCGCCATCGGGAACTTCATCGTATCCGGCCGCGACCCGTTTCTCGTTG